CATGCCTAAAGTAAAAAAAAGATTTCATTTGAACATCTAGTAAATCATCAGAAACTGGTAAGGATTCGATGACTCCATCTTCATAATATGGATCCGTCATGATTTTGTTCATTAGGTAAACTACTTTATCTTTACGCAATGGTAAATCTCCAATGGATAGGATGGTTTCTTTTTTTGTTCGTGATAAAATTGTACCAACAGGTTGACTACTTTTCTCAAAACCTATGTTCATACCGAGGTACTGTAATATATGGTAATAAAATAATCTATTATTAAAGTAGTTATGAACTCGATTGCATTGATTTTATTATTTGTTGGTTTCATCTTCTTGATTATTGGTTATATGAATCAAGTTCGTGAAACACCAAAGCCTGTCGTAGAATACCGATATATCCCTCGTACGTTTGAGGAGGAGCAAAATGATCCGCCTATTATTACAGATTTGTTTCGTACTATGTTTGATGGTCAGCAACCATATATCTATGGTATTGGTACTGAACCCATACCTAAAATTGAAAAAAGTAAAATTTATGATTATAATATTGCTCAATATAGTTAAAGATGTCTACTACCAAGGAGTTGAGTTCTATGTTAGCTGTACTACAAGACGAATATCGGGTACGAAAAGAAAAACTAAAAGAATGTGAAAGTAATATAAATTTTCTGATCGAGAAAATTTATCATACATGTGTGCATGGGTGGATTGTGGATGTATCATCTAGCGATGATCGTACTGTATTTATTTGTACCCATTGTGGATTAAACAAGCGTTAATGTGGTTACTTTATCTAATGGCAGTTCATAGCTACATCTACAAATCGGACAATGAATAAAGGTCTCTTGGCATCGAAGTAACCATTTATCAATGCATTTTTTATGAAAATGATGATTACATAGAAGGGTTCTTTTATAGGTAGACGTAGTGTATTCTTCTAGACAAATACTGCAAGAGTCCTTTGTATCTTCTTTTTTTACTTTTTTATATCTCGGTAAATTTGATTGAATGAAATCATGTTTATTTTTCTTCTTAAATACATTCACCTCCACAGATTCTGTATTATCAGTTAAATCAATTGATAATACCAAATTTGACTCTTTTGAATAGCTCTTTAGTGTATCGAGCAAAGTTGGATTTGTAAACAATTGATGCATAATATTTGTCACTTTGTCATGGATATCCATGATTTATTTATGTCAAAGATTTTAATCAAACAATTTTTACTTTTTAACCTTTATTTCTTTATCTGTTTATCTATTACTTTCTTTTACTTCTTAGCGGCGATTACTTTGCGTACAACTTTCTTGGCGGCAACAGGCTCTGGCTTTACCTCCTCCACCTCCTCGACTTCCTCCTCTTGCTCTTCATCCTCCTCTTCTACAACAGCAACAGGAGCTGCGACTGCTGCCTTTGAGGGAGCGGGGGCAGCAGGAGCTGCAACCTCATCGTCGCCATCATCGAATGCATACGCCTTGCCAATACGAGCCGGCGGGTCAAGAATCATTTGCTTGAGCTTCCAGGTAAGACCGAACTTGCCAGCGGCAATCCAGAATCCAGTGCATTGGATCAAGCCACGAACCTTGGTGCCCTTGGTAAAGAAGTTGTCGACCTCAGCAGCCTCAATCGCTTGCTTCTCAAGATTGAAGAAGGTTGTCGCATAACCAGATTCAGTCTCCATAAGCTTCAGCTTCATATTGGCGGGCTTGCCATTCGGTTCACCTGTCTTCGTGTCAAGCGGAACCTTGAGCGTACGAGTGTAGTTGAATGCGATGGTATCACGAGGAGCGCTCTTCGTCTTGAGCCACTCCCATGAATTCTTATGCGCCGTATCAATCGCCCACTCATCAACTTGCTCTAGGAAATCCTTGAACTGAGACATCGGCTCGCTCGTCTCATGTCCCATAAACGAGAGCGTAATCGAGAGCTTCGGTGCAGCACTCGGATTCTTCTCGTCTACCCACTTGTTGATACCGAAGCTACGAAGCCACGGGGTCTGCATCGTAATCGGACCCTGACCGTCGGCGAACTTGTAGTTGATATTGATGCTCTTCGCACCCATGCTATTTAGTTGTTTGGGCACCGAAGTGACAATGTTAGCGCTATCGAATTCCTTGACTTTGAGTAGAGAGTTAGACATGTTTGGTTGGTTGGTTGGTTGCTTGCGGGGTTACTGTATTGTATAGGCTTAGCTTTAAGCCGTTTCAATTTTTGTTTTGTTAACTCGCAAATGGCACTAGGAGTAGTGCGAGACTCCGACAAAGTTATAGAATTGTTAGATTGATACATTTTGTTTTTATTCATCATCTTCGAATGCGTATTTATTTCCGATGTTCACTCGAGGCTCTACCACCATTTGGATCATCTTCCAACTTAGACCAAACTTACCATTGGAAATCCATATACCCGTACATTGAATAAGAGCTCGTACATGTGAACCTTTATTAAAGAATCCATCTACTTCTGCACTGGGAACCAGTTGCTTTTCTTTATTATAGAAAGCTGACATGTAACCAGATGCGTTTGTTTTTAGTTTTAGTTTGATATGATCCGGTTTACCATTTGGCGCTCCCGTCGTTTTATCTAGAGACACCTTAATGATAGGAGTATAAACAGATTCAATTGTTTCTCTTGACAAATTCTTTCGACCAAACCATTCCCAACCGTTTTTAACGGCTTCTTCAATTGCCCAATGATCTAGTTGCTGTAGAACGCCATGAAAATCTCTTAGTTTTTCATTTTGTTCGGAACCAACAAATGATAGGGTGACGGAACAGACTGGTTCTGCATCAGGATTCTTTGGATCATTCCATTTGTTAATTCCAAAACTCAACATAAGGGGGGTTTGGAAAATTAGTCCAACACCCATTTCATTTAGTTTATATTGAACGGTAATGTTCTTTCCGCCATTTTGGTTTACTTTGGGCGAAGTCGATTGAATGTGTTGAATGGAAAAGTCAGCTAGTTTGATCATAATTGATTTATTTGAAGTAGAAAGATTCCGCTTCAATTTTTAAAACGTTGATATAGTTGTATTATTTTCTCTTTTTTTTGACGAATGGATAATGGTTCCCAAACTTTTTTATCCATTGGATAATCTAATTGGTAACAATACAGTAAAGATCGAGGGATCCTTTCTAATTCCTTATAAAACGCATATGCTAAGGGGTGTAATACTGTTTCCTTTTTCCATGATTCATACAATTCGTGAATCACACTATCTGAATCGATTCTTTTTCCTTCTGCAATTGAAAAGATCTTATTAGGTATACTAAAAAGAAGAATCATACGACCTTTTTTTTTATCAAGTACAGATATATCTTCGTATAAGCCTACTGTTTTATGTGTCAAACCAACATTTCGATACAGATAATAGCTATTTGATGGTTTAACAAAAGATTTGATTTGTTCATGTGTTAAATGAGTTCGCAACACTTTATCCAAACGATACCTATCAGCTGGGGATAACGTTAACGATAAACAATCTTCTAGTAAAGTACTCGTTCCGTTTAGAAAAGTTACGGATACAGATCTTTCTTTTTCAAGAATGGGTTTTATTTTTTCGAAATAGTACTCATCTGGGCGGTCAAAATACCCAAACAATATTAGCTGTTGTGGCTCAAGCATAAAGGTAATTAGTCCAGGTACCTGTTCTTGTAGCTCTTTTTTAATCATCCATAGATAAATAAAATGCAATTTTGAAAGAGTTACATCAGGCACAAATAGAAAATTCAGTTTTTTTGAACACACTTCAGGTAACCTAACCTCAAATACCCAATCTTTTATCTTTCGTTCATTTACTCGATATTGATGATAATCATTTTGTATCACACCCTCTACTATGTAATATTGTTCTCTCTTAACAATTTTATGATATACAATATTCCATGTTTCTAATGCTTCGAGTAGTAAATACCTTATATAGGGGGATGATTCATAACTTGTCTGGATTCGATAAGATCGATCGATTTGAAGAATCGAGCGGTTAGTTGCATTCCATAATAATGAGTTCCAATCTTGTTGTAAATAATACCATTTTTTATATACATCTTCTTGTAGTATTCCATGAAACAAAAATGGAACATAATAAACCGTATGTTCTAGATTACCTTCTTTTCCATAACGAATAAAGTTGTATTCTTTGTATTTATTGCTTTTTCTAGAAAAGTGATAGCTCTCCAAGAGTTTATCTTTATTAAAACGTAAAAATACTTCTACTAGATCACCTAATAGATCATTCCTTTTACTGATTAATATAAAAGGTAATTCTATTTCTTCTAATGTCCGAGAAGGAGTTCTTAGTTTTTCTAGTAGAGAATAAATGGATGTCTTTTCTAGTTCTATTATTTCTTTCTTTATAAAAAGCAAAATAGAAGATCCAATATGAAATTCTTTAGTTAAATCATTTGAATAAATCTCTCGGAAACAAAGAAGAGATTCAAGCTGTCTTATATCTAATGATGCGAAAGGAACATAATTTATCAATTCATTTCTAAAAATAGGACTAATTATATTCATTCCGACTATAGTAGAGCCAATAAATAAAATCATTTTACTAGTTCCCTTCGTATGAATCACATAATATTCATGATGATGTTCTTCCCTAATGTGCTCTAATAAATAGTTAACGGTTTGATTTGGTATCATTTTATGCAATTTATCTCTATTTTGCTTTATTTGTTGATATGAAATGATCGATAGAGGTATAGTCTGAATCAAATATTGACCAAAACATAATCCATTTAACTTATTAAAATTACAAATAAATCTTTCTTTTATTTTTTCTATAGCATCTAGTACGCCATCTAGAGGATCTGTTTTTTCGTTATGATAATAAGTTAAATGTAATATGATTTCATTATTCTCATATACAATTTTATCAAAAAGGATACGTTCTATTTTTGTTTGGGATAATCCAAAATAAAAATAATATAATAAGGATACAGAAATAGATAAATTAGAACAACTCACAGCGATATGGAATGGAATTTTAGAATATGACATAAAGAAAGGAAAAGAAGAAGTAAAAAGTCCAACAGTAATAGCTTCATTGAGTTCTTTAACCACAAGAGGAAGATCTATTTCTGTGACAGAATGAAGAAAAGACATTCTAGATTAAAAACAGAAAAAATATTAAATTTTTTATTATATACTATTAGTAATCATGTATTGTAGCAAAGAACCAAATTTTTGTGCACATGGCAGGGAAAAAGGCGCAACTTGTTATACCATGAACGAGCTACTTTCTCTTTCAAAAGCCATTGAACAGAAAGAAGGACGTACTCTCCATTTCCAAACAAACAAAGGGGAACTAGAATTATGGAAAGACATTTCTGCCTATATGAAAACAACATATGGTTGTGGAGATGAATTATGTTGGGTAGAAAAGTTAGATCAAAAAAAGATCGAGAAGGAAGCATTTAAACCAAAATTACCGAACGAATGGTTATCTTGCAATGCTTCCATGGCACCGAATCAAAACTGTATGAACACATGGTTAAGTAATTTAGAAATCGATGATGTCATGAATCAGTTCTCTAAAAATGTGCCACATTTTGAATATTTAGGAGCCGTGCCCATCGATTTTGCCAATCTATCTGACAAAAAAATTAACCAATTCCATATTAAAGATGCAATTCGAGACAAAAAAACAAAGATTGGTGTAGTATTTAACACCGATCCTAGTTATAAAGGTGGTCAACATTGGATATGTGGTTTTATTGATCTAGACTCAAAGGAACTAAACTTTTTTGATTCCTATGGAACAGGTGGATCCTATCCAAAAGAAATAAATGACTTTTTTACTCGATTATCAAACGAAGCCAAAGAAGAAGGAATAGATATGATCGTAAAAAAAAATGTAGTTCGTCACCAATTTAAAAATTCAGAATGTGGTGTGTATTGTATGAAATTTATTGCAGATCGTTTAGATAATACATTTGAAGAAATTGTAAGTAAAAAGATGCCAGACGATAAAGTTACGGTGGAAAGATGGAATCGTTTCTTTCGCACGGAACACTGTAGACCTGAAAACATCCATTAGGAAAAATGAGACTCTATATATTGTTCCATTTCACTTACTATAGAATATTCGTCTACCGTAGATCGGAAAAGAAGAGATTCTACATGGGGTTCAATAGGAAGTTTTGTATAGATCTGAATCCATGTTTTTTCTTTATTTACTTCTTGGATTTTTCTTTTTTTAAGTGGATCTTGAACAGTCTGATGATAAGATCTGAACCATTCGATCCATTGTTTTTCAAAATCAGTTAATGTATTTGATTTTGACATTCTTTTTTATTAATCCCCTTTTATTTAAATATTTTTGTTAGAAAAAAAATCTAATTTTACAATATAAACAGATGATCAAGTACCTAGTCGAATTTATCGGAACTTTCATGTTCCTCAGCGTTATCCTTAGCCAAGGACAAGCCCTCCCCATCGTTATTGCCCTAGCTGCCGCCATCTACTTCGGTGGTGCCATCTCTGGTGGTCACTTTAACCCGGCTGTCTCGTTCATGGTTCACATGAACAACGGCTTGCCCCTCGAGGACTTCCTCTTCTACGTTGTTTCGCAACTCGCTGGTGGCTTCGTCGCCCTCATGTTCTTCAAGAACTTCGTCGAGAAGATTGCTGCTGCCAAGTAAATTTCTCTTTGAGAAATTTGCAGCCTCGGTGTTATGAAATAACACTCGGCAAGTAAGGGGTTTACCGCTTACAGCCTTATCTTCCAAAGGAAGAACGCCAAGTAAATTTTTCTTTGAGAAATTTGCAGCCTTATCTTCGAAGGGAAGAACAGCAAGTAAATTTCTCTTTGGGAAATTTGCAGCCTTATCT